ACCTGGAGTTTATGATAAAGTCTGTATCAAAAATTGTATGGGTATTGGACTAAGCTCTGGCTTTGTCGAGCCACTTGAAGCAACAAGTATTTGGGTTAGTATATTGTTATTGAATGAATGGGGCAAAAGAAGTAAAGACATTATGAATTGTAATGAGAATTCAATTGATTATTTAAACCGTCTGGCTAAAGACATCAATAGAAACATATTAAACTTCTTACAATATCATTACATAACAAAAAGAAGTGATAGTGATTTTTGGAAAACTTTCACAACAAAGAATAAAAAACTACCAATGCTCCATGATTTGGATGAATTAAATAAAAATACAATACCAAAAGAGTATGATTTCAAATATCTCAGTATGTTGGATTCCAATAGAATTGGAGGCAACCAAGATTTTAACGGTGTTTTCTCTGAGAGTAGTTGGCATCAAGTTGGTTCTGGTGTAAGATTCTTTAATAAAGAGATTGCAAAAAGTATGTTAAAAACTGAATATCCAAAATTTAATAGAATAGATTTTGATATGCCAACAGCATTTCAAATTAATAGTGAGAAATTGTTTTTTCATCAAGAATATTTGGAACATTTAATTAATGAACATAATTAATGTATTTGATGAATTTGTGGTAAGAATACAATGTGAAGATTCGACACTATATCATAACAAAGAACTAAGCCAAAGTATTAATATGGTATTTCAATCTCCATATGTTATCAATAGAGATAGAAAAAATAATACAGATTCCCATAGAGGTGGTGGACTAACAACTGTCGGCCAACCTTATTCAATTACTGATTTACCTGGTATCAACAATCTTATAAAGTGGATTGATGTACAACTCTTACAATATAAAAATCAATTAGGTATTGCCAAAGATAGAAATACTGTGTATTATAAAAAGAGTTGGGCAAATCAATTGAAAAGAGGTGGTTATGGTTTATGCCACAAACATCTTACACAGCCAGATGTTGTTGCCATTTTTTATGTTGATGCACCAGAGAATAGTTCCAATTTAATCTTTGTGAAAAATGGAAAAGATTATGAAGAATTAAAAAATATAAATGAAGAAGATATATACACCATACAACCTATTGAGGGAGAATTAATATTACATTCACCAAATTTATGGCATGCAGTTGGAATACATAACAGTGATTTGCCAAGAAATGTGTTTGTTTTTGATATAGATTATGTTTAACTACTGCACACCAAAAGAACTAAAAGATTTAAAATCCGAAACCTTTCCTGACGGTAAACGATACTATACACTAGACGATGGTACGAAGTTGCCATCGGTCACCACAGTTCTCGGTGCACAAAAGAAAGATGCCATCATGGCATGGCGCAAGAGAGTTGGTGAAGCAGAAGCCAATAGAATATCAAAAGCCGCCACAGGTCGTGGCACCAATGTTCATACATTATGTGAACGTTATTTAAACAATGAATCGTTAGGTGATATTATGCCTGATGCCAAAGAAATGTTTAAATCAATCAAACCATTACTCAATCGTATTAATAACATTCACTACCAAGAACAAGCATTATGGTCTAAACAATTAGGCATGGCAGGTCGTGTAGATTGTATTGGTGAATTTGATGGTGTATTATCTGTAATCGATTTTAAAACATCTAAGAAAATAAAATCTAAAATAGAAATTGAAGATTATTTTTGGCAAACATCAGCATATGCACTCATGTATGAAGAACTGATTGGCGCACCAATAAATAATTTGGTCATCATCATGGCAGTACAAGATGAACAACCTTTATTATTCCAAGAAAAAACAGAACATCATATCGATGGTTTGGTAAAGGCCATACAATTTTATAAGGACCAATACAAATGAAAAAATTATTAATATTATTATTATTTGTGCCAATGTTGGCTTTTGCACAGAAACAAAAAGAAGGTGTGACATATAACGCCACCATCACCAGAGTGATTGATGGTGATACTATAGCGTTTCAAGCATTATGGTTACCAGAACCATTAAAGAAAGAATTATCAATTCGTGTATTTGGTGTTGATACACCAGAAAAGGGCCATCGTGCTCAATGTCCGTCAGAAGATGCACGGGGACAAGCGGCCACGGCATTTACCAAAAAAATGGTAGAACAGGCCACGACTCGGCAAGTGGTATTAATGAGTTGGGATAAGTATGGTGGTCGTGTACTAGGTGACGTACTATTGAATGGTCAATCGTTGCGTTCCATGTTGATCCAACAAGGCCATGCAAGAGAATACTATGGTGAGGCCAAGACCAGTTGGTGTCCATAAAGTGGTAAACATTGAGTCGGCTGGTTGCCTATATAAGTATAAACACTTATAATAGGAACACTATGAACAAATATTGGAAAAAACTCTGCACTCCCGAGCAGAATGCAAAACAATTCGGGGCTTTAAAAATATTGGCTGGCGGCCTAAGTTTTATTTTTATTATTTGGTTACTAGAAAGGATTCTGTAATGCCTAGCAAAGATTGTGTAAAAGAATATAAGGTAAAAAGTTTTGCTTTCTACATGGGTGCCTGTGCATTCGCTGTAGGTGTATTAACAATACTTTTTATTTTGAAATAATTCGTAGAAGTTATTAAAAAGTTTGGTAAGACGTGGGTGCGAATCCCACCGCCTCCACCAGCAACTACATTGGAACGAACCGAGTTATCGGTAGCAAACAGAGCCAGACTGGTCTAGTGTAGTTCCTAATGGGGGCGAATAGATTCGATTATCAGATTAGTATAATAATGGAGAATCGCCAGAGTAGGCGTAATAACTAATTGAATTAACCGCAAACGATAATAAGTATGCACTTGCTGCCTGATAGGTAAGCGGAGTTTCACCAGGTGAACTTAGCAACAGAATCACCTGGATAAATAAATCACCAGCATCACACAAACCGCTGGTAATACACATAAACACACACAAAAGGAGAAGTAAATGAGTATGACACCTTATGAGATACGGCTAGAACTCTTAAAAATGGCCAAAGATATGCTAACTGATGATTATCACACTAGACATGATTCTCTACAACAGCAATGGCATACACAGGTAGATTCAGCAAAAATTGCTGGCACATCATCACCTGATTTCCCGGCCTTACCGCCATTTCCCACCGAAGATGAAATTGTAAAGAAAGCGGAAGCTCTCAATCAATTCGTTTCTCAAACCACTCCACAACCTGAAGTTAAAATAAAATCGAAATCAAATTCGTAATTGGAGATGGCGGCTTCGGCCGCCTTTAACAAGGAGATAAGATGAAGTTTAATCTTCCAAAAATTAATTTAGTTACAGCAGCATTAACAGCGATTGCTGTTTTGTTTACTGTACCCACACTATCAAAAGAATTTATATCGTCAACAACAGAAAAACAAGTTGCTGCAAGTTACAACAAACAAGTTGAATGCCTCGCCAAAAATATTTATTATGAATCTGCCGGTGAATCATATGAAGGCAAGTTAGCCGTTGCACAAGTAACACTCAATCGTGTTAAAAGTGGCCAATTTCCAACAGACATCTGTGCCGTAGTGTATCAAAAGACCACAGATGCCAATCTCAGAACAGTTTGCCAATTCTCATGGACCTGCATGGTCAAAGAAATGGTACACGGACAAGATCGGTATAGATGGGAAGAATCTCTTTTAATTGCAAAAAGAGCATTGACAGTTCCTGTTTTACATGATAAAATAGCAGAAACAAATGCATTGTATTACCATGCAACTTACGTGAATCCTGGATGGAATAAAAACAAGGTTGTAATAAAAATAGGTAATCATATATTTTATAGTAGAATTTAATATGCCAAGTCGTGATGAAATTAAAGAATTTAGTATAATGATTGAAAAACTGGTGACAGATAAACATTTAGGTTATATGGATGCCATTTGTCACCATTGCAAAGAAACAGAACTTGAAATAGAAGTGGCTGCCACTCTTATATCTTCTGCACTCAAAGCAAAGATTAAAGATGAAGCACAAGAAAACAATATGTTGAAAAAGAGTTCGAAACTGCCTATATGACCGAGAACACAGGCTTTGCAGCCTATGCTCTATGGAACGCATTGAAGCTGCACTTTACTTCCGATTCTTACGATTACTTCAAATACAATGGTAAGACAAATGTATCTAAATCCACATTTAGTACAAACAAATCAAAATACCACTTCTATAAATTATCCCGAAAATACAATCTAGAGGAACTCAAAGATTTTTATATTGCCAATTTTATTCAAGGCAAAGGTGATTGGGTTGGTGATTTACTTCAAGATGGTGATGAGAACTATACCAAGTGGCAAAAAACTCAACAAAGCTTGACATATACCTTTGAGAATGATATAATGTATATGTTCGATAGTGTTGATGGCGCTGAGTTCTGGCACATTGATGATTACTTTAAACCTATTGATGGTGGTTGGCCAATGTTAATCACCAAAATGATGCACGATAAGATTAAATTAGAAACGGTTTGTATTCTAATCGATATATTTGATTGTATGCCTCGATGGGAAAAACAAATTACCGAAGATATTGTTTGGCCAACACACCGAAGAATTATTAAGAAATACACACCGTTTATTAATTATGATAAACAGAAGTTTAAAGAAATATTGAAAGAAAAAATTAAAGAACATGCATAAGATTACAAAGATTTACTTGGACATGGATGGCGTGATTGCTGACTTTGATAAGCGATACAAAGAATTATATAAGATTGCACCAAAAGATGCGGACACATATAAAACGTTTGATAAGTTTTTCACAACATTCATTGCTGACAGACAATTTGCAACACTAGATTTGATGCCAGATGCGATGATGTTAATTAACTATCTTAGGTCATTATCGGTACCTACAGAAATTCTTTCATCCACTTCTTCTGAAAAACGAGATGCAGAGATTAGGAAACAAAAGACAGAGTGGTTAC